AAACACAGCAAATGTTTACAGATCATCTCCTCCGGCTTATGCTGATTTATTAAAAAATCCAAAAGCGTGGGAAGAATTTAACGCTGCAACTGATGATGCTGGTAAGTGGGCTGTCTTGGAAAAGTACGGGATGAATTATTCAAGTGGTCAGGTAATGCCATTAATGTTGCGATTAGGGAACGCAAAAGTTAAGGATTATCAAGGTATCGGCTATAGAGATCAGACATTCAATGACTTAATTAAAGCTGCAAAAAAAGCAAAAAAGGAATCTGTTGTATTTAAGAATACTTACGATCCGGGTCCGCATGAGGGTTCTAATGTTAAATCGGACGTTTACGCAGTATTTGACCCCAAAAATATCCGTTCCCGTTTTGCTGCATTTGATCCAGCAAGAGCTAATGAATCAGACTTATTGGCAGCAGGAGTTCCGCTAGGGCTAATAGGATCAACTCAAGTAGAGTTACCAAAGAAACAAGAGAAGAAACCAAAGAAGTAAGCATGACACCCGAAAGGTAATGCAAAAATGGAAACAACAGACGATTTTAAAACCACAGAAATCGGAAAAGGGTTAGCAGGACCGGGAAGACCTAAAGGAATGCCTAATAAGGCTACTAGCAAGGTCAGAGAGGCTATTGCTGAGCTACTAGAGCGTAATGCAGGGAACATGGATAGATGGCTTAACGAGGTCGCAGATAAAGACCCGTACAAAGCCCTAGACCTAATGCAGAAGCTGAGTGAGTACCACATACCTAAGCTGGCAAGGACTGAGGTGACAGGTAAGGACGGGGAAGCTCAGGAGATGGTTATCAGATGGGGAGGGAAGAAATGAGCTACAAGCCAGTAAATTGCCCAAGTTGCAGTGCGTTCCTAGTGAACAACAAGTGCCTGAACTGCGGATACGTTAAGTGACAGAGATTGTAAAGATAGGCGATGCAACGCTATATCTGGGCGATTGCTTAAATGTAATGCAATCTATACCTGATAAGTCAGTTGATCTAATTCTGTGTGATTTGCCTTATGGAACTACGCAAAACAACTGGGATGCAGTAATACCGCTTGGTATTCTTTGGGGTGAATATCGAAGAATAACTAAGGACAACTCTGCAATAGTTCTGACGTCTGCGCAGCCATTTACTAGCGTTTTAATTGCCAGCAATCTTGCTGATTTTAAGTATGCTTGGGTGTGGGATAAGGTAAACAGACCGACAGGGCATCTGAACGCAAAAATACAGCCGATGAGACAAACAGAGGATGTTGTTGTGTTTTATAAAAAACAGCCAACATATAACCCACAAATGACTGACGGAGAACCCTACACTGCAAAAGGCTCCAAAAAATCAAATAACTACGGCTCTCAAAAAACAACAATCACAGTTTGCGATGGTAAGCGGTATCCAAGAAATCTTTTGTCAATTCCTGCTGATGAGCGAGGAACGGTAGGAAGAATTCACCCAACACAAAAGCCAGTTGCCCTAATGGAATATTTTATTAAGACTTACACCAATGAGGGGCAAACCGTAATAGACAATACAATGGGGTCAGGAACAACGGGAGTTGCTTGCTCAAAGCTTAATAGGAAATTCATTGGCATTGAGAAAGATCAGTCTTATTTCAAAATCGCTTGTAATAGGATAGAGCAAGCATTAAAGCAAGTTCAAGTTGAGCTTATCTAATGACCGAAATTGTCATTCCTTACGATCCTAGAGATCAGCAGCTAGAGATACATAATGCGATTGAGCAGCATCGTTTTACTGTGGTGGTTGCCCATCGTCGCATGGGAAAAACTGTTTCGGCTATCAACCACCTTATCAAGTCCGCTATCGAGTGCGACAAGCCAGACCCACGATTTGCCTACATTGCGCCTACCTACGGACAAGCCAAAAGGGTAGCGTGGGATTACCTTCAGAAGTACACCAGATCACTAGGAGCTACTTACAATGTCTCTGAGTTACGTGCTGATTTTTATGGGCGTAGGGTTAGTCTATATGGGTCTGATAATCCTGACAGTCTTAGGGGGCAGTATTTTGATGGCGTGGTTATCGACGAAGTTGGCGATCAGAACCCACGCATTTGGAACGAAATCGTCCGACCTGCTCTTGCCGACCGTCTTGGGTGGGCTTGTTTCATTGGCACTCCTAAAGGTAATAACCATTTCGCTGAGTTAGCGGATAGGGCTAAAACCGAGGAAGGCTGGCGATTCCTAGAGTTCAAGGCTAGTCAGACAGGCGTTTTACCAGACTCAGAGCTAAAGGCTGCCTATCGAGAGATGGGCGAGGACAGGTACAACCAAGAGTTCGAGTGTTCCTTTAACGCAGCAGTTGAGGGGTCTTACTATGGCAAAATTATTAACGAGCTTGAAAGGGATAGCCATATTACTGACTTTCCTCGCGATGATCTGTGCCGTAGCTTTACTGCATGGGATATTGGAATGGGTGACAGTACAGCTATATGGGTTGCTCAACTGGCTGGAAAGGAAATTAGATTACTCGATTTCGTCGAAAACCATGGACAGGGATTAGATTGGTACGTCAATTGGCTACGAGAGAACGATTACGAGGGATTTAGCCATATCCTGCCGCATGACGTACAGGTGAGGGAATTAGGCACAGGCAAGAGCCGTAAGGAAGTCTTAGAGGAGGCAGGGCTATCGATAACGGTTGCGCCTAGACTGCCTGTCGCTGATGGGATACAAGCTGTAAGGAGATTGCTGCCTCGGTGCTGGTTCCATCCGAGGGTCAAGCAGGGGCTAGATGCGCTAAGGAACTACCGTCGGGAGCATGACGAGAAGCGGCAGATATTCTATGAAAAGCCGCTACATGACTGGTCTAGCCATGCGTCTGACGCTTTTAGATACCTTGCAATAGGTCTTGACGAGCGAGATAGTTCATGGCAGACAACGTTGCCAATTTCTACAAAATGGATTGTATAATAGGCAAAACTCCGTAAGGATGTGCTATGAAGATGGATTCCGGTCAAATCAAGAGTATTATCGAGAATGAAATCGATAATTCCATCGGTTACATTGATACCGAGACTACAGACCAACGGGCTAAAGCCCTAGAGTATTACCTACGTTATCCCTATGGTAACGAGGTTGAAGGACGCAGCCAGATCGTCACTGGCGAGGTAGCTGAAGCTATCGATGGTGCGTTACCCCAACTTATCCGAGTCTTTACGACTACCGAGGATATTGTCTCTTTTGAGCCACAGACTCCAGAAGATGAAGCGTCTGCTAAACAGGCTACAGACTACTGTAACTGGGTGTTCTACCGGGAAAATGACGGTCTAATCCTCCTGCATGACTGGTTCAAAGACGCGCTGATGATGAAGGTCGGTGTAGTCAAGGCGTACTGGGATGCCAAAGAGGATGTCAACAAGGAATCTTACAAGAACCTGACAGAGGATGAATTAGCCCTACTGCTGTCTGATCCTGCTATTGAGGTGGTCAGCCAGAACGTTGAGTTTATCGATGGTGGCGTTGATCCGATGGGTATGCCGATCCAGATTCCGCTGTACTCGGTCAAGGTTAAGAAGGTCAAGAAATACGGCTGCGTCAAGATTGAGAACGTACCGCCTGAAGAATTCCTTATTAGCAAATCGGCAAGAACTATTGAGGATAGCCCGTTTGTGGCTCATCGTCGCTTGATGACTCGTTCAGAGTTGGTAGCGATGGGGTTCGATAAGGATGTGGTCGAGGGATTGCCTTCTTACGATGATCTCCAGTACACAGTCGAGCGAGTAGCCCGATTCTCTCAGGGTGAGCAGCCGGACGAGAACATCAGCCTTGACCCTACGATGCAGGTCTGTGAGGTCTATGAGTGCTATATCAAAATTGATATAAATGGCGACGGTATCGCAGAGCTACGGAAGATTGTTTACGCTGGCAACGAAATCCTAGATGATGAGGAATGTGACCTAGTTCCGTTCCATAGCCTGTGCCCTATCCCTATTCCGCACAAGTTCTTTGGTCAGAGCTTGGCAGACCGGACGATGGACATCCAGCTAATCAAGTCCACCGTAACCCGTCAAATGCTTGATAACCTGTACCTAACGAACAATGCCCGTCTGGGTGTAGTCGATGGTCAGGTAAATCTGGATGACGCGCTAAACGCTACTCCGGGCGGGATTATCCGCATGAAGTCTCAGGGTGCGATTATGCCTGTCGAGGTTCCTGCGGTAACGGCTCAGGCTTTCCCGATGCTTGAGTACATGGATCAGGTTCAGGCTAAACGTACAGGCGTTAGCGACCAGCAACAGGGTCTTGATCCTGACGTACTGAATAACGTGAGTGCTACGGCTATTGCCGCGATGATGAAGTCGAACTCTGGCAAGCTGGAGTTGATCGCTCGAATCTTTGCTGAGACAGGCGTTAAGTCGCTGTTTAAGGGCATTTTGCACTTATTGGGCAAGTATCAGGATCAGGCAAAGATTGTCCGTATGCGTGGCAAATTTGTGCAGTTTGACCCTCGTACATGGACAAATCAGTATGACGTTGCCATTAACGTCGGCTTGGGTTCAGGAGATCGTGAGCAGAAGCTAGCCATGCTCCAGATGATTCTAGGCAAGCAGGAACAAGCCCTGACTCAGTTCGGTCCGAGTAATCCATTGGTGTCGGTGGCTCAGTACCGCGATACCTTGGCTAGACTGATTGAATCGGCTGGTTTCAAGGATGCCAAGGCTTTCATTAACGAGATCAGTCCTGAGCAGAACGCAGCATTGTCGCAGCCACAGGAGCCACAGCCAGATATGCAAGCAGAGGCTACTCGTCTGTTGGCTCAGGTAGAGCGTGAAAAGACCGAGGCTAAGGCTCAGATTGAGGCTGCAAAGCTACAGCTAGAGAAGCAGTCGATGGAGGCTGAATATACCCGTAAAGGTATTGAAATCGCTATGAAAGCCGAGCAAAACGCAGCAGATATGCGGATTCGTGAGGCAGAGCTAGCGGTCAAGCAGTTGCAAGCGATTCTGGCGATGGACTTAGCTGACGAGGATAGCCGTAACAAACAGGCTGATATTGTCCTGAAGGCGATTAAAGAACTAGGCAACCTAACGTCAAGGCAGATGTAATGGGATTGCTTGACGATCTGATTCAGCAGGGTATAGCGTCTTACGGTGCTAGATTTGCCGAAAAAGCATCTGAGCCGCTATCAATGAAGGGGAAGGGCTATTTTGGTCTATTGCCAGCGTCAGAGGGAATGAGTACAGAAATATCGGTGACTGATGAGGCAGGTAGAAGTTTCCCGTCATTAGTCCCAACGCTAACGCAAGACGAAGTTAATTATTTATTAAAAGGCAATATGCCAACTGATGATATGTACCGTAAGGCTGAGATGTGGGCTAATTCCAGAGAGGCGCAAGGTATGTCTCCGTTTGCTTCACCAACTGAATTACGGATGCCAGTAGGATTGTTGGGGTACTAATGGACAAATCGCAATGGGCTGAGAATCTGCTGAGAGATGAGTACTTTCAGGCAATGATGGAAGAACTCAGGTCAGTAGAGATTAACAAATTTGCTATGAGTGAGTTTGGTGACGCAGCGGTAAGGGAAAATGCTTACCAGCAACTAAGGTCATTTGAGAAGATTGAAGCCTACCTTGAGAGCCTATCGGCACAAAGACTGATAGACGAAAAGCGGCTGAAAATTTTATAACTGAGTCGGGCAGTTCCCGATATAATTTAGGAAACTATATATGAGCGATACTGGAAGTATGACCCCGGAAGGGAATACACAGTTAGACGTTGGTGGTGCAGCTAACGCTATCTTGGGATTGATGGGCAGCGAGGAAGGCTCCGAGCAGGAACAACCGGAAACGCAAGCCGAATCCAACGATAGCGAAGCCGAATCCGAGGAATACGAAGCGCAAGCAGAGGATGAATCGGAGGTAGAACAAGATGAAGGCGAAGAAGAAGCCGAGGAGCCTCCTAAATACAGGGTGAAAGCCGCTGGTGAGGAAAAAGAGGTAACCCTTGACGAGCTTATCAAGTCTTATCAACTTGGCACAGACTATACGAAGAAATCGCAAGCTGTAGCAGAAGAACGCAAAGCCGTAGAAGCAGAGAAGGCGCGTATCGAGGAAGCTAGGTATCTGCGTGACCAATACGCAGAACGGTTGCAGGTGATTGAGCAAATGCTTAACCAGCAGCCGGAAACTGAGAATCTGGACTATCTGAAGGAAACTGACCCTATTGGGTACGCAGTTAAGGTTGCAGAGTTATCACAGCGGGAAAAGCAGTTAGCTCAAGTTCAGGCTGAACGACAGCGAATTGCACAGCAGCAGGAGCAGGAACGTCAGGAGCAACTCGGTCAAGTAATACAGGCTGAAGCTCGTAAGCTGGCAGAGGCAATACCTGAATATGCTGATCCACAGAAGGGTGAGGTAGCTCGGCGGGAACTGCGGGAGTTTGGTCAGAAGCTAGGATTCACAGAGCAGGAATTAGCGGGAATCTATGATTCTCGGCAGGTTCTAACGTTATGGAAGGCGATGCAGTACGACAAATTGCAGTCTGCAAAGCCTAGTATCACAAAGAAGGTTAACGAGGCTCCGAAGGTAATGAAATCGGGTGTTTCTCAGCCTCGTGATGGTAACGACGAACTGCGAAAGTTAAAAGCGAAGGCTAAGCAGACCGGGAGGGTTGCTGATGCCGCTAGAGCATTTGAACGATTCTTATGAGGACTTAAATCATGGCAACATTTACAGCACACAGCGCAATTGGTCAGCGCGAAGATTTGACCGACATCATCTATGACATCTCGCCAACTGAGACACCATTCATGTCTTCGATTGGCAAGACTAAGGCTACTGCCGTTTATCACGAGTGGCAGACTGACTCGTTGGCTGCGGCTACTACAGCTAACGCTGCGATTGAAGGTGCAGACGCTTCATCGGCTACCCTGTCTCCTACCGTCCGTCTTGGTAACTACACCCAGATCATCCAGAAGACCGTTCAGGTTTCGGGTACTCTGGACACAGTAAACAAGGCTGGTCGTAAGTCGGAAAAGGCTTATCAGTTGGCTAAGGCATCGGCTGAACTGAAGCGCGATCTGGAAACCATCCTGTTGGCTAACCAAGGTCGTTCGGCTGGTTCGTCCACTATCGCTCGTAAGATGGGCTCGATCCTGTCGTGGATCAAGACTAACTCGGACAAGGCTTCTGACGGTTCCGATCCAGCAACTATCGGTGTTTCGACCCGTACTGACGGTACTGCTCGTACCTTCACTGAGGCTCTGCTGAAGACCGTTGTTTCCGAGGTGTTCGTATCGGGTGGTTCTCCGAAGATTCTGATGGTTGGTGCTGCTGGTAAGCAGAAGGTATCGTCGTTTGCTGGTATCGCTGCACAGCGTTACATGGCTCCGGGCAATACTCCGACCACCATTATCGGTGCGGCTGACGTTTATATGTCGGACTTTGGCACGATGTCGGTTGTTCCTAACCGCTTCATGCGTACCCGCGATGCTCTGGTGCTTGATCCTGAGTACGCAGCACTCGCTTACCTGCGTCCATTCCAGACCAATGATCTGGCTAAGACCGGCGACAGCGAGAACACTCAGATTCTTGCTGAAGTAACGCTCGAGGTTAAGAACGAAGCTGCTCATGGCGGAATTTTCGATCTTGATATGTCTCTGTAATAAGTAGCAAATAGCCCCTGCCTAACGGTGGGGGCTAACTATAATAAGGAAAGCATTTTTGCTCTTGTTATAGGAACACTAAAACAAGGAATTTATGAGCAACCCGATACGGACTCAGACAGTACACGCAGACGGTGACGGTGGTATCGTCATCGAGA